GCCTCTCAGGGCGAAGTCCATCGGAGATGGCGAAGCCTATAAACTCCGAACGCAGTGAGGTGTGTTTTCGACGTAAAAATGACTTCTTAAAATTTCCGTTCGGGACTCTAACTTGTATTTCCATTGAATACCCATTGTAACCATTATATATTGATACACAAATTTTCGAGTCCGTGAGTCTTCCCTATTTTATGGGGAGTCTTCTCCCACAAATTTTGTTTTATAAAAAGGCTTTTGAGCGCAATAAAAACAGTCATCTAAGCGCACGAAAACAGTCAAATGAGCGCAAATATACAGTCATATAAGCGCAGTCACCTACTTTATAAAAAGGCTTTTGAGCGCAATAAAAGGTGGTTTAAGCGCGTCTTAATTTTTGTCCCATAAATGTTAAAAACAGGCTTGGTTGCATCCCACCCCTTTAAATAAAGGCTTAGACATGACGTGAGCCTGTTTTTAAATTTTCCCGTTAAATTTGTGTGGAAATAAAATTACAAAGATATGAAAAAGGAAAAAGGATTAATTCAATCGAACTTGGCGACCTTTGGTATGTATAAGTTTTCGTCTTGGCAAATGAACTGTTTGGTTCATCTTGTCGAACAATTGCAACCTGCAATGTCCAGGGATATTGATTGGTTGAGTGCTGACCTGAAAGTGTTTCAGGAACATTTACCTCTGGATAAGAACGGCAATCTTCTTATCCCTATACAAATGAAAGAGATTGATAAATATCACCACGGTTCCATCGTTCTGAATGAAATAAAGAAGATGTTCAAACAGACGATTAAATACAACTTTACCAACGAACAGGGTAAATTGGTTCGGAGGGAGTGTTATCTTATCTCTACGATGGATATTGACGAGGATGACAACATCGTACTGGGAATGCCTGTTACAAGTTTACGCTGGCTTCTATATTATGGTAAAGGAATAGGAGGCACAATCTACGACAAGAAGTCTGTCGTATCAATGAATGGCGTTTATGCCAAGCGTATTTTCATGATGTTGAGCCGTTGGAAGGATAAGCGTGTCTTCTCTATGAAGATTGCTGTTATTATGAATGAACTCCAAACTCCTGAATATAGTGTACAGGATTTTGAACGAAAGGTTCTCAAGACGGCTTTTGAAGAAATGATTAGAAATCCAAACTCGGTTCTTCAGTTCAAATACTCCCTTTCCTATACAGGTACAAAGGTCGGGAAAGGAAAACGAGGATTCGATACTGTCACGTTTAAAGTGTATGATAAACTTTCTGAGACTCAAATGGAAGAGTTCCTAACAGACTCATGGAGCAACAGAATAAATGCTATCTAATATGGGCAAAGAAGAAACTTTAACGGTGCTGAATCTTCAGGCGGAATGCGACCGTCTGAATAAGAAGATTCTCTTTCTTGAGAAGGAGAACCGTGAACAGCGCAAAGAGTTGTCCGACTATGCCAAGCGAGAGGAACAACTGTTAGGAGAGATTGAAACGCTCGAATCGGAACTTCGTGAGATTACCCGTGAACAGCGTCCTAAATATACACCCACACAACCTGTGGAATCTGTAGAGGATTTTCTTCATCCCAAAGTAGATACTGGAACTGGGCTGAACCGAGTGGGCAAGAAAGGCTTCGAAGAAAAGTGGGAAGACTTCATGTATGCTTATACAGATGAAATCTTCATTGAGGCTGACCAGCCTGATGTACTTTTCTATCGTGACAGTGCCAATAATTGCTTTGTCACCCCAACGGGGAACACTCGGTTGCCCTTCCCTATTCTACAAGAAGACCTCGACCGCTATAATATCCTGAAAGTTCGACCATTGACTTGCGAGGAAATGGAGGAAGTGTGCAAAGAGTTCGATTTAACTTAAATTTCAATTACAATGGTACAAATGAAGCCTTTTCATTACCTGTACGTCATCATCGGTATGTTGGTGGCTGCGTTCTTTGGAATCTCACTTGATATGGGTATCACGTGCATGATTCCGGTCTCATTCGTTGTCATTGGGTTGTTCGCTTACCAGAACATGAAGAAAAATCTTCCTGTCGGACAGGCTATCCTCAACGGAGGTCTTCCACCACTGATAGGCGGTCTTCTCATTTGGCTATGCTTTCTACTTGGTAACTGGTTCAACGTAGGTGGCTGATGAAGAAACTAATATTCCTTTTCTTGACATTGCTGATTGTAGGCTGTGCGACAACTCGGAAGACTGTGTTCTTCGAAAGAGTGACTCCACAGCCTCTTTCAGTAATTGACAGCCTGAACACCGTTCACGGCTTGAGCGTCCCTACGAATTTAGACTCGTGGGGAAAGACGTACTTCATCGGGAGCGACTCCGTGATGACCACTGTGTATGTCCTTACTGAAAAGAAGGATAAAGTTCTGTATATCTTTTCAGTCACACAAACGGCTGGAAAGGATGATGTTCTATTCAAATTTAGGCAAGAATGATAACGAAAGGACTTGGATTTATTGAGAGTGGCATCAATCCGAATGATGCCACTTATGCTGCTCCGAAGATTGAACTTCCGAAGCGGTATGAACTGCGGGAACAACTTCGTGTCTATGACCAAGGCAGCAAGGGAAGTTGTGTGTCCTGTACAGTTGCGGAGATGTACAACTTCTATTGCAAATCGAAAGGTCGTGAACCGTCTATCGGTTTTGAATACCTGTACGACCAGCGTTCTGACAAGACTATTGATGGAATGATGCCTCGTGAGGCTTTCGAAATTTTGAAAGGTGAACACCGTGTCGAAGTATTCGCCCGTATTGGCTCTCTGGACGCTCTCAAAAAGAGTGTTCTTACTAATGGAGCAGCACTTATAGCGATGAATGTATTTTCGTATAATGACGACTTCTGGAACGGTGATGAGTTCATGGGTGGTCATGCAGTAGCGGTTGTCGGCTATGACGAAACAGGTCTCATCATCAAGAACTCCTGGGGAACATCGTTTGGTCGGGGTGGTTACACTACTCTTCCATACAGTCAGTTCAACAAAGTTCGTGAGGCTTGGACACTTCTGTCTTAAACCTGTCCCCCTAATCATTGAGCACTTCCTCTGGGAGTGCTCTTTGTTTTTCTTCGAAAATCAAGAAGCAGTCTCCCTGTCGCAGGAGGCTGAGGCATGGTCAATCAGTTCAACAAATATCAATATTTCTGGATACGGTTCAGGCTCGGGAACTGTTACGGTTACTGCACCAGCAAGCGGTTCATGGTCAATCGACTTCGCTTCTAATGCGTTCAGCCTAAATGCTTCACCAGCATCAGGTACAGGCTCAAAGACTGTTACTATCAATGCTATCAATGATAGCGGTCAAACAGGTATGCACAATATAAATATCTATCTTAAATCAGGTGGGTCGACAAAAGATACGGGAAACATTCGTGTCCGTATAACTTCGGGAAGTTAATTGTTATGGTTGGGAGGTCTGATATCAGACCTCCTTTCCAAATGAAGATTAATAATGAGAGCCTTCGATTATAAATCGAATATCTGAAAGTGTCTTTCCATCAATCGTCAAAGTTCCATATCCATATGCATTATATTGTAGGCTGTCGTCATTAGTGTCAACATTCGTTATTCTAATTTCAACATTTGAGCCACTCTGAACAATTTGCATAGAACAATTTTCTGTGGTGATATTATTGACATTTGAAATCTGGCAATTGCTTAAAGTTAGGGTAAACGACTCAATTGAACCAGATGAATAATCATTATTCGTTCTAAAAGAGTTATCTGACAAATCTATTTGAACATTTACGGACTGATTTACATTTACTGAATAATCATCCACACCCGTGTAAATGTAAAGAGTTCCCCAAACTGAACCTGAAGAACTGTATCTTACTGATGTTCCTACGGATGGGACAGCCTCCTGCGACAGGGAGACTGCTTGGGTCTATTATTTTAATGAATAAGGAGGGATTCTGGCGGGAGTCCGTGAATAACCCGATAATTCCCGCCAGTCCCTAATTTTTTAGTTCAAATTGACTGTCTGATTATTTGCTTCGAGCACAAACGACTGTGTCGTTGAACCGCTCCAACTTGTACCAATACCAGTCATCTTTCGAATCCATACCCTGTCGCCAACCTTTAAGTTGGTAGTTGCGCCACCCTTGGAAACATCGTTCACGTTATATCCTGGGTCAGGACTCCAAATTTCTTGAAATTCATCTCCACCGCCTAACATAGCACGATACTTCATAGGGGTTCCGGTTGGTGTAGAACTTGAGTTGAATGCGAAATAAGTATTCTCAAACGAACCACTACTCTTATACGTGATAGTATATTGAACACCAGCCTGAATTAACGATACCGAAGCGGTTTTTCCGGAAGTCGTTTGAGTATAGGAAACAGTTCCCGACCGTCTATTACTTTGATTTGCCGCAGCAGTAATTGAAGAACCATCCGTATTCTTGCTGAACCCTGTTCCACTAATTGTTGCGCTCCACGATACATTTTCCTGGGTTGATGTCTCGACTCCGTTTATAACTTTCTTTCGGTACGATGTCACTGTTACCGATTTACTTTCACCACCCGCAACGAAACTCAAAGAAGTTGGAGTGACAGAAAAGTAGTAGTTCCAAGTCACGACTCCCGCAGCCTGACTTGCGCCAACAGTACGTGTCATCCCGCCACCAGCGACTGAAAGGCTCGTACTGCGTGTGGATTCTGTCTGGTTAGCAGACGCTGCGACAGTCACAGTTGTGCTACCACTTCCTCCGGAGTCCGGAGTTGCTGTAAT